ACACGGAGAGTCAGCATAGAGTTTGCAACATGAGACAAAGCCTGTGAGCGAACACTTGCTTTGACCAAACGGATGTCTCCGCTTGGAGTGCCAACGAGGTAGATGCGCTGTGTTGCCATGATTACACCCCGCAGCCACAAACTTGCTTGCCATTCATGCCGATGTAGCAACGATATGGGGCGTATTGAGGGCAGGAGGCGGCGGCAATGCCAGAAGCGACCAAGAGAGCGATAGCGATGAGCTTTTTCATGTGATGTCCTATTTGATGGTTAAACGGTCTTTGCGAATAATCTGAGCGCCGCCAATTGCTTCGCCTGCCAAGATTGCATTTTTAATCTTGGTCTTGCTTGGCTCTAGTGGCTTCGGGTCATTGCAAAGCTCGGGTGGAAAGGTTGCCCTTTCGTCAATCTCAACCGATTCATCTCGGCCAACATATAGCTTCACTTCAAAGGAGCCATCATCGGCTTTAATTTCTGTGATGCCTGAGACTTTCATGTTGTCAGCAAGGTACTCACGAAGGCGATTTGCCTTGTTTTCCCTTGATGTTTGTAGAGCCTTGATACGCTTGATGGCGCTTTTGGCTTGTTCAGCTTCCGACTCGGTGTTCAACACATAGGCCGCAACCTGTGTGATTTTGCTGCCAAGTTGGACGCGAAATTCCTCAAACTCGGGCTTGGCTACGCCATCCTCGTCGAACAAGTCGTCAAGTTGGTTGCGGAACACATGGCTAAGTTGATAGAGGGATGTCATTTAGAACCCTTCGCGTGGCATTGCTGCCAGTTCTGCGTACTGTGGCGATTTCTTGATGGTGTCAGACAACCAATCAGGCAAAGCCTCAAACACTTGCCAATCAGGTTCGTCCAAGTTGAACATCACAACTTCATGGTCTGGTTGTGGCTTCAAGTTCTTCATGGAAGATGGCAAAGGGGTAATGGCGGAGATGTTGGTGTACGTCTTGCCGTCTTTTTCGCTGGTCGTGATGTTCAACATACAGTAAACATTCAGGATGTTTGTGATGTCAAAACCTTCCAGTTCATCGGGGGTGAAGTCACGACCACGCCAAGAGATTAAATCCTTGCGTAGACCAGCCTTTTCATTGAGGGATAGGGTGTAGGTCTTCCCAATGGTCATTTGACGCTGTACGCCGTCAATTTCGACCGTCAGGGGTGCGCCTGTTTCATCTTCTCCGAACACTTCCCAACCCAAACGGATTTTGTGTTGAACAGATTGACCGAACTTTCCATCTGACAACTGTTCGCCCATGTCCACTAAGAGGTAGCAACGAGCAACGTGAGAGCCAACTGGAATGCGTTTGAAGTCTGCATTGCCTTTGTCTTTTGCAATAAATCCCATTTTCTTCTTTCGTTTAAAAACCGCAATTACAGGTCTGCGGAATAACCTTTTTTCATCTGCTCAATCAGTTCGCGTTGTCGATACATTATTTCTTCTGTGTCTTCAAGAATATGGCAAAGCTGCCTAATCGTTGTTTCAAGATACCCAACATGAAACCAAGATTTTGCTAAACCATCTTGTGAATGAAGTTCGGCGGCAATCTTTGCTTTGTCTAGCAAAATTTGGGCGTCCATATTACCCCCAAATCTTGAAGAAAAAGTAACCAGCAAGAAAAGAAAGAGCTACGTAATACCAAAACTGATAGCCAATCTCTTTAGGCTGATGTGGCTCAAACCAGATAGAACGCTCAAGCATTGAGTTATGTTCTACGGTGTTGGGAAAGGCATCATCCATTGTTCTTGGGAAGCTGCGGGTTGTGTCGTTCATGGCTCGTTCCATTCTTTAATGACTCGTTTCATGTCAAGTTCACAGTATTCCTCAAGTTCCTTCTGCTCGGAAGGAGTGAGGTAATCCCAAATGTCTTTCTTGTCGCGGATGACTGTGATTTCAAATTGATCTGGTTCACCTACCGACTTGTCGCCCTCCATGAAGACGAAGTTCACAAGAACGTCAGGGAAGGTTTCTGTTGACCATTCATCAAGGTAGTGAATGAAGCTGCTCTCAAAGTTTTTCATGTTATTTCCTGTTTTCATCCGTGACGGACAAACGTAGTATACACAACTAAACAGTCGAGTAAAGTAATCCCGACTAAGTTGAAGGGTCTATACCAGTATAGAGAAATCAACTATAATCCAAGCATGAAAAAAGCAGACGCAATCAAATTGGCTGGCAGTGCCATCAAACTCGCCAAGGTTCTCGGCATCACCAAGGGAGCTGTGTCGCATTGGGGTGAGGACATCCCAAAGGGTAGAGAATACGAACTTCGATACATCAAGCCCGAATGGTTCGTGATTGAAAAACAAAAGGAAGCAGCATGAGTTACGCAGAGTACGAAATCAAAACAATTCAATGGGGTGAGGCTCGTGGCATCGTGCAAAACAGCACCCCATACGCTCAAGCCCTGAAAACCAGAGAAGAATTAAGTGAGTTGTTTGATGCCTTTGCCGCAAATGACCGAGCTGCTATGGCTGATGCCTATGGAGACATCTTGGTGACACTTATTATGGGATGTGCTTGTGCAGACTTAGATTTGGTTCAATGTTTTGTTGGCGCGTACAACGAAATTAAAGACCGCAAAGGTTACTTGAACAAGGACGGAATCTTCGTCAAAAAAGTGTGATATAGTTTTTGAAACAGCGGCTAGGTACGAAGTCATGAGCGTACCGAAAAGGGTTTCCCCCTTCCCCTGCCGATTGTTTCTTCATCCAAGGGCGGCTAAAAAGTTGGACAAAAATGCTATTACAGCCAAAGAATTGGGCGCACTTTCAGCACTATAAAGACCGCTGCCCACCGTGGATTAAGCTCCACCGCGACCTACTAAATAACCGAGACTTTATGCGCTTGCCATTGGCTAGCAAGGCGCTAGCACCTATGCTGTGGTTGCTAGCAAGCGAGTCAAAAGATGGTGCATTTGATGGCTCACTAGATGAGCTTGTTTTTCGCCTCCATATTTCAGAAAAAGACTATCACGATGGCTTGAAACCGTTGCTGGATAAGGGTTTCTTTATTTCTGATGGCGTAATGCTAGCACCACGCTTGCAAGATGCTACCCCAGAGAGAGAGGGAGAGACAGAGGCAAAGACAGAGAAGAAAGCAGCCAAGGCTGCGGCAACTGTCGTTGCCTGTCCCCCAGATGTTGATAAACAGGTCTGGGATGATTGGGTATCGCTTCGCAAAGCAAAGAGCGCCAAGGTAACTCAAACGGCTGTTGATGGCGCAAGGTCTGAGGCAACCAAGGCTGGTATGTCTTTGGAAGATTTCTTTCGTGTTTGGTGCTTGCGTGGCTCACAGGGTTTGATGGCTGATTGGCTGAAACCAGATGAGAGAAAGCAATTTGTGGCAAATAAGTTCGATGTGGCACATGTGACCACTCCGCCACCACCAAACCAAGATGCCGCGCTCAAGAAGATTGCGGAAGACCGAAAGAAGGCTGTGCCGATGCCAGCGAACATCAAAGCGAAGATGGCTGAATTGACGAAGGGGATGAAGGTATGACCATGCTGACGAAAGAACAAGCTGCAATCATTGGCGTTTACACAGGAATTTCTTGTGGGCCATTCTCTGATGTCCATGAGAAGTTTGAGAAATTGTTGGGTCGCCCTGTTTTTACGCATGAGATGGCCGACAAAGAGACATGGGACTTAGCAAAAGAAAAAGTCAAAGATGAGTTTTTGGCTTTGTGTTTCAAGGAGGAGAAATGATTGGCAACGAAACGCAAACCGAAAGAAGCCCCAAGACTGTATGGGCCACCACTGCAGCGCCCAAGCACCTACAAAGGCGGGATAAGCCAAGAGGAGCTGGAACACATGAGGGACTGCGAAGCCCGAGAGTGGATAAAACGCTACAAGGAAAAAGCCCTGACGATTGGTGCGAGTGGAGCTGCAAATTGGTGGCAAGACCGCTTAACGGTAATGCAAAAAATCAGAGGCGAGTCCGCTACTTTGGATTTGAGGCGGCGCATGACTGAACAACAGAAGAAAGCAAAGAAATGAAAAATTTGACGTTTATGCAATTGCACAATTTAATTGTTGAGGCAATCAATCAATCTGGATTAAGTTCTCGCGAGACTTACGGTTGCATCACTGCCATTGAAGCGCAAATGCGGTATCTAGTTCTTGGCGACTTGCGTGAGGAAATGGCAAAGGCAAAAGAAAATGAGAATTGAACTTGACTTTCCCCCTGCCGAACTATTCCCAAACCGAGCCAAGGGAACGCATTGGGCCAAGCTGTACCAAGTCCGTAGTGACTACCGAGAAGGCTCAACATGGCTTGCCAAACACCAAATCAAAGATTGGAAGCATGATGGTGGAGACATCCGCCTCAAGCTGACATTCATCATGCCCGATAAGCGGATGCGTGATGCTGATAACTGCCTAGCGGCAGCTAAAGGTGCGTTGGATGGACTGTCAGACGCCTTGATGGTGAATGACAAGTTCTTTCAACCCATCGAAATCCATCGTCAATTTGGCGATAAATCAACCCGTAAGTTAGTCGTTGAAATAGGAGAATGACATGACAATTCAGAAGACCCTTAAAGCTCGTCAAAAGACGCATGGCAGTTTTGCAACCCACGCCGTAATCAGTCAACAGCTCAAAGCCGTGATGCGTGAGCATGGATTGCTTGAGTTGGCTCCAGACCAGATTGAGGCGTTGGAAATGATTGCTCACAAGATTGCGCGTGTACTGAATGGCAATCCAGACCACCACGACCATTGGCACGACATCTCTGGCTACGCTGAGTGCGCGGCTGAACGCTTGGAGTAAGCCATGTGCGATAAGACAAGACAGACATACTACGAAAACCTGAAATTCATGGGCTTCCCAGACCTTATTGCGGCATCAATTGCTACTCAAGCCGTAGAGCCAAAAGTATCGTCAAAAAAATACGATATGGAATCTACTGTTTATGGGTTTAAGGTTTGGGAAGAAACAAAAGAAGGCTCTGACTTTTGGATTTGGTTTAAGAACTCACTGCCATGAAGTACAAGCTCTACGAAGAAAAGCAAGCCCACGCCACCATGTTGTCGGTGTGGAACATCATCAAGGAATCAATCTATGGCGGCAAGAAAGTCATATTGGAGGTCACTGAGGAAAAACGCTCTGACCCTCAAAATAAAAAATTCCACGCCATCATTGGTCAGATTGCGAAGCAGGCACAACACGCTGGAGCAACTTGGGATGTTGAAGATTGGAAACGGTTTCTACTCGACCAGTTTGCAACTGACCGTGGGATGGAGGGAGGCTCTGTAATTCAATCGTTGGACGGCCATCGAGTTGTTCAGCTTGGCATACAGAGCCGCAAGTTCACAAAGGCACAAGGCGCTGAGTTCATCGAATGGCTGCTGATGTGGTCTGCAACCAACGGAATTGACATAAAAGAACCAGATTGGCAATAACTATGGTATAGTTATCTCAACTCGGAATGAGTTAAACAAGAAAGGACAAGATATGCCGTATGTGAGTGTTTATGTTGAAACCCATGACATCCTTGAAGAACTTGATAGCGATGACATCATTGAAGTAATGGGCAAGCGTGGTTATAGCTGTTTTAAAGGTAGCAGCTCTGGTGACAATGTTTTTGCATCTGTTGAGCATCTACTGGATTGCGGAATGGCTGATACAGCCAGAGCAGAAGCTCTTACGATTGTTTCCAAAATCCTTGGGAGGACGCTATGAATTGGCCCTTCCCAACACATCCACCAACACCGTGGACAACAAAGCAAATCAAAGAATACGCGCAACAACAACGCGCACAACTGCCAGAGGCTCCGATATGACCGATTTAATGTATTCAGTTTATGACCGAAACGGCGATCGTTTTGATTATTGCGAAGACGAAACAACTTCTTATTGGATCACTTACAACAAAGAAAGCGACACCATTCATGTTGAGTGCAACACGGGTGAAAAGACAAATCCAGTAAAACTGGTCGCTGTTTATTTCAAACCGTCTCGTTATGTAGTGGAGCCATTAGCATGACACAAACAGAAGCATTGAAGCTGGCAGACGCTTTGAATGAACTGCTTGAATCGTTTGAAAAAGACGGAAGATTTTGCAAATCATCAAGCATTAGAAATGAGTTGTATAACCGCCTAAAGCAAACGCTAGAAGAATCAAAAGAAGACTTGGCACAGCCAGAGCAGGAGCGTTGCGTTGGTTGCGAGGCTTGTATTGATACAGCCTGTGGTCGTGATGAATGTCCAAAGGGTTGGCCTAAAGCAGCACAGCCAGAGCAGGAGCCTGTAACGTACATACGAAAAGACCAATTGCAAAAGGCAAAACAAGCCGCCTTCTTGTGCGAAGTAACACCAGAGCCACGACAAGACCGTGTTGGCATTCACACCACCCCACCACAGCGCAAGCCGCTGACGGATGAGGAGGTGCGAGTGCTCTACAAAGTATCAACAGGTTTTGACTTTCACGGTGGCAGTGCCTTAACAGCTTTTATTCGTGCCATCGAAGCCGCCCACGGCATTAAGGAGTAAGACATGAACAAACCAATAACAGGGATTGATTTTTTGGGTGCTGGGGACTTTTATCCAAAAGTAAACGATGAAACAACTATGAAATTGGGTGAACTAGGGTGGCCTAATTCAGCAATCGACAAAGCCAATCAACCACAGCGCACATGGGTTGGGCTGACGGATGAGGACTTGGCTGTTTGCGGCGATGAGGATGATGTTATGTTGGCCCGATATTGGGAGCGAGTTTGCAAGGAGAAGAACAATGCGTAAACGCTGTCGTCGCCGTGTATGGTCAACATCCATCAATCCAATAGCCCACGCCATTGCTGGCGCTTGCATTGCTGACACTGATTCACTGAACCAACTTCGATTGGGTGAACTCAAGGCATTGGAAGCAATGAAGACTGGTGAGGCTGGTGTTCAAGAGTGGCAAGTGCTTGTGGATATGATGAACATTGCTGAAATGATGGGTAGGAATGGCATTGGCCCCGAAGTCCTTGACCATTGCGAAATAGCCAACGAAGCCCTCCATCGTGCAGCCAAACGATACGAGGCAACAAAGCGCATGGGATTGTCTGGTGAAGGCTTGAGAGCATTGGGTGACATCATGGAATACCATGACCTTCAAAGAACCAGTGTCTCAAGGTCAACCTATGAGAAGATGATTGAGAAGACGCGCAACTACCTAAAAGGTCACGGGAAGTATGTGACGCACATTGAATGAAACATGACAAAACAGCAATTGTTAAAACGAGCTGAGTGGATATTTGAATGGCAACAGCACTATCCTGAGATGAATTGGCAAAAACAGATGTACTACACATTATTTTTATGGGCGGGATATAGACCATGAATCAAGATGAAATCATTGAGATGGCAAAACAGTCTGGCCTATTGGATATGGACTTTGAAGCTAGCGATTGGGAAATCCATGAGTTCACAACATTTGCAAAACTGGTAGCAGCTAAAGAGCGTGAAGCGTGTGCAAAGTTGTGTGATTCTGAAAAGAAGTGGTGGGATGGTATGTCGCACTCTGAAAAAGACATATATCAAGCAATTGACAACATATCAGCCTTAATCCGAGCAAGAGGTAAAGCATGATGATTCCAAAGCATGAATACATCCGCAGCCCCAAGCTCCTCAAAGCCGTTCGAACTCTATGCTGCCAATCCTGTGGCTCAGACTATGGGGTACAGGCAGCTCATTCCAATTGGGGAGGGGGAAAGGGTAGGTCAATCAAGGCTGATGACAGTCATATTGCTGCCCTATGCCAGACCTGTCACCACGCCATTGACCAAGGCCACTTGTTGAGCCGTGAGCAAAGAATGAAGCTATGGGTTGTCGCCCATTACAGAACCGTGAGAAAATTGACCCAACAAGGGATGTGGCCTGCCGAAGTGCCAATCCCATTTGACCAACAGTACGAGGACATCTGGAATGAAGAAATATACAGCCAGCATTGAAGCGCAACACAAAGGGGCCGACCCTGTGATGCAATTTGTCATGTGCCTATTGCACAGCGTCACCAACGCTCACATCCTCCACCTGTCTACCACCAGCTACTCGACCCATCAAGCACTCGGAAATTTCTACGCAGAAATAGGCGACCTTGTTGACGGATTTGTTGAGGCGTTCCAAGGCAAGTACGGCCTGTTGACTGACTACAAAGCCGAGTACGCATTACCGCCAGAGCCAATTGCTTACATGAACTACCTCAAGGTCGAGGTGGAAAAGCTGCGCCGCGCACCCAATTTCCCGCAAGACTCAGAGTTGCAGAACGAGGTGGACACCATTGCAAACCTCATCAACTCAACCCTTTACAAGCTGCGCTTCCTCAAGTAACCATGCCACTGCGCCACACAAAGTCTGGATGGATGTGGGGAAGCAAAGGCCCATTTCCATCAAAGGCAAAGGCTCTGGCTGTGGCTAGGGCCGCTTACGCAAGCGGGTACAAGGGTGAGCAAAAAAATAATCAGCCACCTTTGGTGCTGGAATTTTCAAAAAAAAGTTCCAGCTAGAATTTGGTCGTCAATTTTTTTTTTCAAAAACCTAGGGTGGGGGGTCGAAAAATAACCACTTTTTTCCCATAATTCCCTATATCCGAGTCGGAAATAGGGTCGAATTATGTAAAATTTCATCGAGGCGAAAACCGATTCGGACATCTCCCGAACGCTGAAAATCCATCGCATCGCCCTCGGGAATGGGTCAAATCGGGTGAATGAGGCGAGATAATCGCGTCTTAATGGGTTGATATATCTCAACCCCTCGAGGCCGTTCTAGGCCGTTTTTCAATCCCACCCAAATCGACCCAAATTAGACCCGAAAACGATAATTCGGACAATCCCGACCCATCATTCGACCGATTCCCGACTGATTCGCCCATCCCTGCGCCCTTGCGCTCAGATAGAACGGGAAACCCTGAAAACGTGGGCGAATCCCTGCGAATTGGTCGGCCCATCCCCTAGGGGCGAGCGCATCCCCGCCCCCTAGGGGCCAAAAACAAAAACCGAAAACGAAAAAACCTAGGGGCCGACCGAGAACAAATCTCAATCGACCCCTAGGTCTATTCGCTTTTTAGGGAAAAACGGGAAACCCTAGATTTTCAGACGTTCATTCGTGGGATTTGGCAAACCTCAAATATCGTTCTAGAACGGCCCACGCCTCGGCGCGGTCGGTCGGATTCTCGGGTTTTCGACATCGCCTCATATACGCGCGGGACGCTAAAACGTGGCCCTCGGCCTCCGAATAGGCGGAAATTTGTTTATCTCGCTCGACCTCATCGGGAAAAAATACAATCGGACGTTCACGGCCTCCGATTTGCTCGAGCCTAATTTCGATTTTCATTCGTCGCCCCCATATGCGGACTCAATGAGTCGGCCCGAATGGGCGCAGACAATCGCCTCGCCTTCCCAATGAACAAAAACGGCCTCGGGAGTCCATTCGGCCCCCGATTCTCTGCGAATCAGTCGGTAATTCTCCCGCGCCGATTGTGCGTCGATGGTTTCCCCATCCCTCATAAGTAGGGCGCAGGGATAACCCCCGGGCCACACCCACCCGCCCGACCGAATGAAATTTTGCAATTCTGATTTGTTCATTTTTAGACCCCTACTAATCGCTCATATATAAAACCCGAGTCCTCGCTCGGGATGGAATCGCGCCTCGCTGCGAAGATGGAAACCTCCGCCTCGGCGCATAGTTCGACGCGATATTTGAGGGGCATCATTTCCCATTGTGTCTGCGCCTCGTCCCATTCCAACTCGGAAAAGTGGGATTCGTCGAGGACTGGGTAAGACTCAATCGCGCAGGACATCTCGTCGGCCTTGATAATCGCCTCGACGTCGGATTCGTGAATCGCTATCCATTCGACCCACCCGACCGCCCAGTGACGTTCTCGAACGACAATCACGGTCTCCGACTCTCCGCCCAATTCGCGGAGGCCGCATTCAAAATTAGAACGGGTGAGGGCGTCTGAATCTCGGTGTTGACCGAGGAAAACGAAATATTCGGGCCATTCCGCGCCGAAATATGAGTCGGGCATCTCCCATCGCTTGAGGGCGCGGAGGTTTTCGAGGTGTTCGAGGTTTTTCATTCGAGGCCCCCGTTCTCGTCGAATTCGTACCCATTCGCCTCGATGGATTCCTCGACGGCCTCGTCCGAATATTGGTATTCGATGTCGTTCTCGACTTCGCGCAGGAATGATTCGAGCGCATCTTTGAACGATTCGAGGGCATCGCCCGATTTTTTCCACCCATCCGCGAAGGTATAGCGAAGGGAGCAGTCGAAGCAAAAACCCGTGGGCATCGCTTCGCGGTCGAATTGGGACAATTTTCGGCCCCTGAAATTTGAATTGTCGGCATCGGTGCGAATGAATGCACCACGGCCCCCGATGGAATATTCCTCGACCTTAATTCCGAATTCGTCGCAAAATGATTTGAGCGAGGATTGAACCTCGTCCCACCAAGGGTATTCAAGGCCGCGCCGATACCATTCGCGCGCGTTTTCCTTCGCTGATTCGCTCAATTCGTCGAAGGTATAAATTGTTTTTTCAATCGTTCTCATTGTCAACCCCTTATAAAATTTGGTTTCCGTATTCAATCGCGAATAGTGGTTCGCGCGTCGATGCGTCGAGAATGACGAGATTGTGGCCGTCGTCCTCGACCTCGCCCCCTTCGGTTTTTGTGAGATAACCCTCGGCGAATAGCAAATCGAGCGCGGCCTCGTTCTGGAATTTTGCTAGGTTGGGAATCTCAACCCACCCGACCCGATGCCAATTATTCCAAACCCAAGACGATTCGCCCTCGGCCCATGCTTCGATTGATAAAACGGGAAATTTCATAATCAACCCCTTAAAAACAGACATACACTACCGACGAGTCATTCGACCCAATGACCGATGTCTGGTCGTTCAAGTAGTCGAGAACGACATCTCGAACCTCGTCCTCGTCCTCGCATTCGCTGATGTCGATGGAATAGTTCGAGGCGACATCCTCGAACGAGTCCTCGGATAATTCGCAACAAATCGCGATAACGTCCAATTCGGTCGGACCGAATTCCTCGAAATAGTCGAAAATCCAGTCGTATGCGACATACGAAAATTGGTCATATCGCCCATATTGGCGGAATTCGTCACGGAAATCTGAGGCTGAGTCGATGGTTTTAATTAGTGGCATTTTTAACCCCTTATTTGGTGAGAATGTCGAAATAGGCGAGGGCGCAAACTGCGAGGGCCGCGCCGATGGTGAGGGCTGCTAGGATGTCGAGGATTTGGTTTTTCATCGCTTAACCCTTGATGCAAATCGCCAACATAAGGGCGATACATGGGGAGGCCATAATCAAGCCCGATGAGATGGACGCGCCGATGGTAATGACCGATGCGCCGAGAATGAGAGATGCGAGTGCGATTTTCATTTTTAACCCCTTAAAAATAGCCCCCCGATTTGTTGGGCTTGATGTAACTATAACGCAAAGTTGAGCAAAGTCAACCTAGGATAAACCCTAACAGGATAAAAAAAGATGCCCACGTTACCAAAAAACAACAGATGCGAGGCGCTGCGCTGCGCTGAATTAAGGGTCGAGGGGTCTGCATACTGCGAGGCGCATGGGGGGCGCAAAAAAATCAGCCTCGAACGTCATTCCCACAATGCCGCCTACAAATCGAAGGCATGGGCGCAGATAAGGGCCGCGCAGCTATCCCGCGCCCCGTTGTGCGAATGCTGCAAATATGAGGGGCGCATCGTTCAAGCGGCCCACGTTGACCACGTCTTCCCGTGGGCCGTAATTGGTGGGGACTCATTCCGTCGAAATTTGTTTGCATCGCTCTGCGCTCCTTGTCATTCCGTGAAAACCTCAATCGAACGTCGAGGCGTATTCGTTCGATATACCGACCACGGCCCCATCGAATACGGCCCGAGCGATTATTCGCGGGTCGTTCTAGGCGAATAGGCCTAGGCCTAGGCCCATCCCTGCGCCCTTAGGCCGCGCCCTAGGCGTTTTCCTGCGCTGATTCCCCCATCCCATCCCCATCGAGGCCGCATCGCCTCGGGATTCTCTGCGCCTCCCCCTCAAATCGAATACTAATTCGCTCAATTCGGCGAAATTGGGCGTTTTTGCGTTT